CTGCGCGGCATGCTGACGGCCGCCGAGCTGCGCTATGTGCAAGGGCTCTGGACCTCGGTGAACTCGCTCTGGGGCGACGTGGTGGCGCTGCAGCGGGCCATGTCGGGCCTGCCGCCGGAAAAGGTCGAGGCCCAGTCGTTCAAGGTGGTGTCGGCCGATGGTGTGCCGATGGAACTGGAAGGCGGCTACTGGCCGCTGGCCTACGACCGCGACCGTTCGGCCGTGGGCGAGAACCAGACCGGCGAGGACGCGCTGCGCGTGATGATGGGCCAAGGGTTCACGAAGGCAGCCACGCCCAAGGGCTACCAGAAGGCCCGCGTCGCCGAGTTTGAGGCTCCGCTGCAACTGGACTTCGGCGCCGTGCTGTCCCGGCATCTGGACCAAGTGATGACCGACATCGCCTACCGCGGCGCCGTGCGCGACGTGATGTCGCTGCTGAACGACCAGCGCGTGAAAGAGTCGATCCTGGCCAAGCTCGGCCGGCCGGCCTACGACTCGCTGCGGGGCATGGTGTCCTATTCGGTGTCGGGGTCGAGCCGGGTGGCCGGCACGGCGGCGTCTGGCTGGCAGAACCTGGCCGACGGCATCCTGTCGAACATGACCGTTTCGGCGCTGGCGCTCCGGCCCGACATCGCGCTCGGCAACTACACCTCGCAGTTCGTGCAGGGTCTGGACCGGACCGGGCTCCGGGCGCTGCTGCGCGGCATGTGGCGGACCTATACGCCGGGCCGGGGCGACATGACCGCCGAGATCAAGGCGCTGTCGCCGTTCATGGCCGAGCGCCTGGACGAAACCGACTTCATCTATTCGCAGGAACTGGCCCGGACCCGGCGCGAACGCGGGCTGGGCGCGGCCTACAAGCGCGTGATGATGTCCCTGCACCGCGGCGCCGACCATGAGGTGAGCCGGGCAGTGTGGTGGGGCCGGTTCCAGAATGCGATCGACGCGGGCGAAACGCAGGCCGAGGCCGTGCGCCTGGCAGACAAGACGATCCGCCAGACCCAGACCGCGACGGGGCGAAAAGACCTGTCCACGTTCGAGCGCGACCCTGGGTTCCGGCAGTCCCGCCAGTTCATGGGGCCGATGTTCGTCATTTTCGGGCGCCTGAACGCCGCAGCGCGCGGCCAGGGGCAGGCTCGGACGATTGGCCCGAGGGTGGCCACGTTGATGCTGCAGGTGTTCATGGCGCCCGCCCTGTTCGCCCTGATGGCCGGCCGCTGGCCCGAGGACGGGGACGACGATGACGACGAGATCGGGCTGAACGAGTGGGCCGTCTGGCTGGCGGCGAACACGGCCATGTTCCCGCTGCAGACCCTCCCGTTCCTGCGTGACGTGGGCTCGGGCATCGAGTCGGCGCTGACCGGCAACCCGATCAACCCGCGCGCGGCCCCGGTGTCGGCGGCCGGAGCGAACATCGTCAAGGCCGGGAACTCGATCTGGCAGAACCTCAAGGACTACCAGGAAACCGACGAGATGGACTGGTATCAGATGACGCGCGACCTGACCACGATGGCAGCCCCGTTCGTGGCGGCGCCCGCGTCGCAGGTGCGAATCACGACCAAGGCGATCGAGGCGTTCAAGGACAACCCCGACGCCGGGGCGCTTGAGATGACCTCGATGGCCGTTTACGGCAAGATGCCCCCGACCAGCAGCGAATAACACCGCGCGAATAACCCCGGAGAATTGAGATGACCGTCGCCACCACCACCGACCGCAACCGCTACGACGGGACGGGATCACAGTCCATTTTCCCGTATACGTTCCCGATACTGCAGGACTCCGACCTTGAGGTGAGGCTGATTGATTCGGCCGGCGAGGTGACGGTGCTGGTGCTGGACACCGACTACGAGATGACCGGCGCGGGGACGGATGAAGGCGGCGACGTGGAGATCATCGGGACGCTGCCCGCGGCCGACGAGCAAATTTTCCTTATCCGCAAGGTGCCGTACACCCAGCCGACCGACTACAAGAACGAAGGCCGGTTCTTCCCGCGCACGCACGAGAAGTCGTTTGACCGGGCGTGCATGCAGATTCAGCAGCTTTCGGCGCGCCTGCCTTTCGCGGGGTCGGTGGCCGGCGATGGTTCGGCGCTCAAGATTCCCACGGGCTGGTCGGCGGCCAGGACGGGGACCGGCACCTATGAGGTGACGCATGACCTGGACTTCGCGTCGCCGAACGATTACGTCGTGACGGCGACGACGTGCGACGGTGACGTGTATTTCGTGATGTCGGTCGAGAAAACCGCCGACACGTTCACGGTCTACGTCGTGGATTCGACGCATAGCTTGGACGACGCCGACTTCAACTTCATCCTTGTTCGCGTGGATGAAGGTCAGGGGGCGGCGTAACTGGCGCGGGGCGTGGGGAAGGGCGGCCGGCCACGACCGGCTCGCCCTGAATTAACGGGCAAATTAACGGGCTGGTTTACTTGCCCGCCTGCATCTTCTTGATCTGGTAAACCCGTTGCTTGCTGATGCCGTGCTGCTTGGCGACGCTGGCGAGCGAGGCGCCCGGCTTGGCTAGGTCGTCCATGACTTGCTGGCGGCGGGCGGCGCGCTCGGAAAGCCACGCCTGCCGGGGCTGGTTGCCATGCTGGTCAGAACCCGCCGGGGCCATAGCCTTCTTCCTCCTTGTTGTCGGCCTGCGGGTCGCCAGCCGGCATAACCTCGCCTTGGATCACCTCGCCAGTGCCGGTGTCCACGGTTTCCGACTGCGCGGCTGCGGCCACGGTTTCGAGTCCGCGGGGACGGCGGGGGCCGGTGGTAGTTGGCGCGGCCGGGCCGGAAAGCTGAGCCGCCGATGCCTGCGCGCCGGCCGCCTCCACCTCGTCCTCCTTCGTCACGAGCCGGTTGAACCGTTCGAGCGCGGCGTCATCGTTGTCGTCGGTCAGGGGCAAAACCTTGAACAGCGCTCGGGCCACGGTCTTTTCGCCCATCTCGGAAGTCCATTTGTCCCAGACCGCTTTCGTCTGGGCCACGTCGCGGCGCTTGTTGATCTGCGCCATGTCGTACACGAGCCGGTACTTCTGGTTGTCCCGCAGGCGCGTGGCGATGGCGTAGGCGCCGATCAGGGCGCCGCGTTCTTGGCCCAGCCGGGGCGGCTTGTGGCTGATTGATTCCACGTCACCGCATTCGTAGTCGAAGGCGTCGTTTTCGTAGACCGAGCGCGCGATCAGGTCGAACCCGAACTCCGACGCGAGTTTGCGAAGGCCGCCGATCATGTCGCGGAACTGGGCGGTCTTGACCCAGACATCGCGGCCGGCGCCGTCCTTGCGCTTCTCGTTCACGATGACGATGGCGCCCTCGCGCTTGTCCGGCATGAGGCCCAACTGGGCGCCACGCAGGCAGGCGTTGTAGACCGACTGGCGGTCCACCTGCTGGTCGAGCAGTTCCGGCATGTTCTGCAGCGCGTTCATCACGACGCGCGTGAACCTGGCGGGGTCCACGCCGGGCGGTAGCGATGCCTCAATCTGCGGGCGCATGCGCTCGATGTTGGCCACGAGGTCGGCCTTGGCTTCTCGTACAACGACGGCGGTGTTCACGGGGTCGGCTCCTTGATGGCGGATTCGATGGGGACGCCGGCCTGCAGCGCGTCCACGAGTTCCTGCTGGGTGGGGACGGTGGCGGTGATCTCGGGCTTGATGGAATCGCGGACGAACTTCTCGGCGCCGGCTCGGGTGTGGGCTTTCACGAGGCGGTCGGCGGCGCCTGCGGTTTCGACAAGGTAAATCTTCATGTGGTGCGGCCCTCCTGGGCGGTGGTGGTGTGGTTAATGGATAGTTGCTTTTTCGCCAAGAACTTGAATCATTTGCCGGCAGTCATACCCGTCGTGGACAATTTCGCCAAGTTCTCTCTTTCCTACAAGGTGCGGCCTAACAATCACTAGTCCGCCAGATGCAATTCTGCGGACGTGGCCGCGGCGCCAGTGAAGGCGAACCCCGGTTCTTCCGAACTTCGTCTCATCGGAAAAGTGCCGTTCTTTTATTGTCACTACATTGTGCTTTATCAGCGGCGGGCGTCCGTTCTTTTCTCGCTTTTTATTTATCGCGGCCGGCGGGTATGTTTCGCTAATGTCCGCCATACCTGACGATAGAAGCCCCAACCATTTATACAAGATTCCGGCTATGCCTCCGGTAAATTCCGTATCAAACAGATGCTCTATCCCTATGACGGGTGAAATGCCAAGTCTCCCCGGCTCACTGGAAAGCGCAAAGACAATGTTTTGAATATTCGCATCATTGTCTGCAACAAAACAGTTAAGGCCAACGCCGCACTTTTCTCCATTTTCGCCGGCATGAAATGTGCATAGCATAAGGATTGAAAATTCATTGGCTTTGGCAAAAAATGCGGTACTAAAATACGGTAGGAAAATAATCCCTGACGCTGCTAGTTGGCCACCAAAATCGGCCGCCTCGTCAGGCACTTTTTTTGGGTCCGGCATTTTGAATACGGTAGCGCCGTCCTTAGCTGCGGCGGCAATTATTTTTTCAAAATGTCTTTTTACTATTTTTTGATTTGACATCACTTGGCCTTCTTCACCGACACGCGAACATTTCTGAACCCCGCCCGCGTATACGCCTTGATCTCGGCCGGCCCGGTCAGGCCAGCCGAAACGGAGTAGCCATCCACGAGAACCTTCTCGGCGTCGCCGATAGCCAAAAGCAGATCGGCCTTGCGAACCTGCTTTTCTTCCTCGGCGTCCTTCGCCAACCGGGACGCCTCGGCGTACTCCTGAACGGCCGCGATCACCTCGGGGTTCGACCGCGCGTCGAGCAGCTTGCCCGGCGCGGCGTACTGGTTCAGGGCGATCACGGCCTGCGCGTCGTCGGGCATCACCGGGTCCGGCGCGCGACCGGCGTCAAGGTCGGCCCAGAACTGGCGGGCCGCGGTCAGGATGCCGGCGTGAACCTGGGGGTCGGCCGTGCGCTCGATCACCTCGATCCGGTTGCCGCCGACCAGCACGCCGATGTACGCGCGGGCCAGTCCCGACACGAGCATCTGATGCTGCACCTGCAGTTCGATGTGCGCGGGCGCTTCGATGAAATCATCCTCGATGGTCCAGCCGTCGCGGAAGGCGAGGAAGTCCACGCATTTGATTTCGAGGATGGCGAGCCGGTCGGGCGATTGCGGAAAAATCGGCGGCTCGGGCCGGTCGAAGCGATTGATGGCGTAGTCGAACGATGCGCCAAGCCGCGCGTCGGGCAGGCGCATGTAGTCCTTGAACGGCGCGATGCACCAACCCATGTCGTCGGCGATGCCGTGCGCGACGGCCATTTCTAACCGCCGCCCCCACGCCATGCGCGGGTTATCCGCGAGGCGGACCACCTCGGCATCGCGTTTCTGGTGCCACAACTCGAACTTCGTCTTGTACGGCGACAGGCCGAACAGTGCAGCCACGTCCGTCGAGGTCAGGTCTTGCGTTCGCAACTGTAGCCAGTGGGCTTCGTCGCGGGGCGTAATCGTCTGGCGTTCCATGTGTTCCCCTCTCATCTCGCAACGCCCTTCGCGTTGCGTTATCCGCAACCTTACGCCCCTGATTTCTGGCCGTCAAGTGTTTTACTTCTTGGCCGCTTGCGGCCCACGCCCGGTAGGCGTATGTTCAAGCTGCGACCTACGGGGCGCGGATAAGCGGGGAGAGTCCTGGCCGAAGGACTGTGACGGTTTATCCCCCGCAGCCAGGGGTCCGGTCATTGCCGCGTTGCGGCGGGGCGCGTTTCACGTCCTACTCCTGCCGGATCGACCTAGCCGGGTGGCCCCCTCGTGAAAGGGGCCGGTTTATCCCGACGCTTGACAACCACGTTGCGCTTCCCGCAACATCGGCCCATGAGCAAACTGACTCCCGGCGATCTGGTCAACCAACTTCTCACGCAGGCCGAAGTGGCGCGCGTGTGCGGCGTTTCCCGCGTCACAGTCTGGCGCTGGTGCCAGCCCCGACCGGAAGGGACTGGCGGCCGTGTGCCGGAGCCCTACCACGAGGCCATCGTGAAACTTGCCCGCGCGGAAGGTATCGAACTGGCGGCCGAGGAACTGCACCTAGGCCGGGCCAAGAAAAGGCGGGCGGCGTGAAAACCATCTTCCTGTCCGCCGGCCATTCCACTACCGACCCCGGCGCCACGGCGTTCGGGCGGACCGAGGCCCAGATCGTCGCTGACTTCCGAAACATGCTGGCCCACTACCTTGCGGCGGCCGGCGTCACGTTCCAGACCGACGGCACCGGGCAGGAGAACCTGCCGCTGCGCGAGGCGGTCAAGCTGGCGGCCCGTCATCCCATCGCCGTCGAGTTCCACCTCAACGCAGCCGGCACGCCCAAGGCGACCGGCGTGGAAACGCTGTCCGGCCCGGCGAACAAGGACCTGGGCGCCCGCATCTGCGCCGCCGTGGCCCGCGTGCTGGACATCAAGAACCGCGGCGCCAAGCCCGAGAACGCCGGCCAGCATCACCGCCTGGCGTTCGTGCAGGCCGGGGGCATCATCGTGGAACTGTTCTTCCTGACCAACCCGGCTGACCTGCTGATCTACGAGACGAAGAAGTGGCTCGTGGCGCGGGCCGTGGCCGAGGTGCTGATTGCGGAGGCGGGGGCGTGATTGCGTCCGGGGTTAGCGGGGTTCAACCCGTTACCGGAACCGGACAAACCGACCCCGCGCAGGCCGCCATGCGGTATTATCAGGCCACCGTCACCGTTGAGGGCTGGGCCATGCGAACCGCCAGGAAGTTGTCGCCAGTGGGGTCGGCGATTCTGATGCTCGGGTTGCTGCTGATTGCCGTCGCGTTCGCGGTCCCTGCCTACGCTCAAGCCGGACACCTCGCCGGGCCGCCGGCCGTCAGTTGGACCTTCTGGGTCAACCTCGCGTTTGGCGTCCTGTTGGCCGTCGTGGGCGCCTACGTCAAGGGCCAGAACGGCAGGCTGGAAAAGCTCGAGAACAACTACGCGGCCCTGCACCAGATGGTGCTGCGTGACTACCATTCCAAGCACGACCTCGCCGACATCCTGGCTGAGATCAAGTCGTCGGTGAAGGCGTTGCACCATCGGTTCGACGCCATCCTTGACGCGGGGAAACGCAATGGCTGACGGCGTTCCGAACGACCAGGATCTGGCTCGGTTCGTTCGGGCCGTCGAGCAGTTGGATTCGGTGCTGACACGCACGGGCTCGAACTCGGGGAACCAGTCCACGATCACGCTCAACGCGGGCGGCGCCGCTGTCTGGGTTGCCGTATCGGCCTGCGCCGTGATGCTCGCCATGAACTGCGCGTTGATGGTATTGCTTGTGAATCACGACCGAAAGATTGACGACATGGAGCATTACATAAACGCCATTTATCAGGCCGCCCCGCAACTTCGTCAAGAAGAACGAGCGAACTGACCGTAGTATATTTTTGCAGCCCCGCAATACGCGGCGTGCGCTTCTTCTGCGGTTTGAAAGGTTCCAAGGCTTTTGGTTTTCCCATTAACGCGAATGCAGGAGCGAAACCTAGAAAGGCGGGTGTCGAAGTAAACTCCTTTGTATCCCGTCTTGTTTGTGGTTGGGCGTTTAACGTTCCTCATGTTTTCAGTTTTTGTTGCAAGACGAAGGTTCTTGATGGAGTTGTCGTCTCGGCTTCCGTTGATGTGGTCGATCTGAAATGCGCCAGGATCTTCGCCGGTCACATATAGCCAGGCGACTCGGTGCGCCAAGTAGATGCAGCGATCAATAGAAATGGTGCGGTAGCGGCGGGCATCAGTAGCGGTACCGGCAACGGCTCCAGCAGGGCATCGCTGCGCTACTTGAACCGCCCAGCGAAATACGCCAGTCTCTGGGTCGTAGTTGAGCAGTTCTCGGACTCTTGATGCAGGCGGTAGCGGTTTAATTTTCATGTGTGTACTATAAGCCGGAGAATCATATATGGCTACCCCGATCATCATCACCCCCGTCCCGACCCCGCCGACGCCGACGCCCCCGACCAAACCCAAGAAGATCGAGATGGTCGAGGACGCCTGGCTCTGGGCGCACAAGTGGTCCACCTGGCTCGCCGTGCTGTCGGCATCGGCTGCTGCCGGGCTGGCCGCCTACGCCATCATGCCGCTGCGCGTGCAGAACCTGATGCCCGACTGGGCGCTGGCGACCCTGGGCGGCGTGGCCATCGTGTCGGCGCTGCTGGTGCCGCTGGCCACGTCGGTCAAGCAGAAGAAGCTCGTGGCTCGCGTGGAGTCGGGCGAGTGATCGCCGGGGCGGCCATCTGGGCTGGCGTCAAGACCGCGGCGGGGGCGGCCCACAAGGTGGCAGCGGCGATTCCCCTGCGCGTCTGGCTGGGGTTGCTGGGCGCGGTGCTGGCGTTCGCGTTCATCTGGTGGGTCTACGCCGAGGGCAAGCAGGCTGGCCGTGCCGAAATGTCCGCGAAGCTGGCCAACGTAGAGTCCGCGCTGGCGCTGGCTCGCGCCGACAATGAATCGAACCAGGACGCGATCGCACGACTGGTGAAAGCAAACCTCGAACTCGCGGAAGGGCGAGCCGTGGACCAGGAGGCCGCGCGGGAAGCGGTGGCCCAGGCAGAAAGGGAGCGCGACGCCCTGGCTGCTGATCTGGCGAAGCGTCGCAAAGAACGAGGGGAAGTGTATGACCGCGATCCAAGTGCTGCAGCGTGGGGCCGTGAGCGTGTGCCTGACGGCATCCTTGCTGGCCTGCGCGAATAAGGGAACGACGAAAACCGAAACCGTCGAGATCCGCGTGCCGGTGTATGTGCCGGTGCCTGCTGAATTGACGCGGGAGGTGGCCGAGCCTCGGCTGGCCGACAAGCCGACGAACGCTGACCTGGCCGACTGGGCCGACGCCCTGCGCGCGGCGCTGCGTGAGGCGAACGGGAAGTTGCGCGAGGTGGCGGGGTTGCAGCCGGAGCAGGATGCGGGGAAATGAGCCGGGTCGAAAAGATCGGGTCGGCCACCCTCTACCTGGGCGTAGCTACGTGCCGGGCCTGTCTGTTCGCGTGGAAGCCAGCGGGCGACCGGACAACTGAGAAGTGCCCCTCCTGCGGCAAGCGCCGAGACGTTCGGAAGCGCGCACACACACCAAACGTTGCCGGTCTCAAGGAGTGGCGCGCAAAGAATCCAGGCTACGCCACCGAGAAGTCCCGGCAATACCGGAAAATCGCCCTGAGAGTCATTGGCGGCGGGGTTGTCGCCTGCGCTGAGTGCGGCTGCGACGACGAGCGCCTTCTGGAAATCAACCACAAGGACGGCGGAGGCGGGAAGGAGATGCGCGCCAAGACCAGTCCGCGCTTCTATCGGGATATTGCCCGACTGGTCCGCCCAGCAACCGACCTCAACCTGCTGTGCCGCGTGTGCAACGCAGCACACTACCTCGAAAGCAAATACGGCGACTTGCCGTTTCTCATCGTGTGGGGTGCCCGCCGTGTCCGTTGAAAAAGTGGTGATCGGAAACGCGACCCTTTACAGGGGTGATTGCATGGAAGTTTTGCCCACGCTCCCGAAGGTGGACGCGGTGATTACTTCGCCGCCCTACAACTTGGGCGGCAGGCCGTGGGCCAACCTGGGCAACTGGAAGCAGGGCGATTCGGCGGGCGGCAAAAGCAAGTGGCGCAACGGGAGCGACGGCGGCGCGGGCGTCCAGTATGAAACTCACTCGGACGCGATGCCGTGGGCCGAATATGTGGCGTGGCAGCAGGAAGTTCTGTCGATGCTGTGGGCGCTGCTCAATGATCGCGGCTGCATCTTCTACAACCACAAGCCCCGCGTGATCGGCGCGAGGCTGTGGACGCCGCAAGAGCTTATCCCCGACTGCGTGATTACGCGCCAGATCATCATTTGGGCGCGGCCGGGCGGCATGAACTTCAACGCCACCGCATTCCTGCCGACCCATGAATGGGTGATGCTGCTTGCCAAGCCTGACTTTCGGCTTAGGTCGCGGGCTGCTTCTGGCCTTGGTGACGTTTGGAGCATGGCCCCGGATCGGAACGAGCACCCTGCTCCGTTCCCTGTCGCGCTGCCAGAAAAGGCGCTGGAAACGATAGACGCGCCAACGGTGCTAGATCCATTCATGGGTAGCGGAACAACCGGCGTTGCCGCACACAGGCAGGGGCGCGCTTTCATTGGCTGCGAAATCAGCCCCGCCTATTTCGACATCGCCTGCCGCCGCATAGAGGACGCGCAGCGGCAGGGGAGGTTGGTGCCATGACCGTATCCCTCCGCGACTACCAATCCGCCAACATCGACGAAATCCGCCAGCTACAACTCGGCGGCGAGAAGTCGGTCTTGTGGCAACTCCCGACCGGCGGCGGCAAGACGGCCGGCGCGACGTACATGGCAGGCCGGGCCGCCCAGCGTGGGCGCCGGGTCTGGTTCGTGTGCCACCGCAAGGAGCTGCTGCGCCAGTCGAGCGAGGCATTCACCGACGCCGGCATCCGGCACGGCTTCGTCGCGGCTGACGCGCTGTACGACCGGCGCCTGCCTGTCCATATCTGCGGGATCGACACCCTGCGCCGCCGGCTGGACCGCGTGGCCGAGCCAGACCTGATTATCTGGGACGAGTGCCATCACATGGCCGCGGCGTCGTGGTCGGCCGTCTTTTCGCGGTTCCCGAAAGCCCGGCACGTCGGCCTGTCGGCCACGCCCGAGCGTCTGGACGGCAAGGGGTTGGGCGAGTTCTTCGGGGCGATGGTCCTCGGCCCGTCCACGGCCGACCTGATCGAGCGCGGCTACCTCTCCCCGTACCGCCTGTTCGCGCCGGCCACGCAGATCGACCTGTCGGGCGTTCACATGCAGGCCGGCGACTACAACCGCAAGGAACTGTCTGCGGTGATGTCCAAGCCGTCCATTGTCGGCGACGCGGTGAACCACTACCTGCAGCGCGCGGCGGGCCGTAGCACGCTCCTGTTCGCCCATTCGGTGGAGTTCTCGGAACAGATGGCGGCCAGGTTCCGCGATGCCGGGATTCCGGCCGTGCATGTGGATGCCAAGACCGACGGGGCGTTCCGGTATCAGGCCATCAAGGATTTAGAGAACGGCCATCTCAAGGTGTTGTGCAACGTGGACCTGTTCGGCGAGGGCGTGTCGGTGAACAACGTGGCCTGCGTGATCCAGATGCGGCCGACGCAATCGCTGTCGCTGCACCTGCAGCAGATCGGGCGCGGGCTTCGCATGTCGCCGGGGAAATCGGACTGCATCATTCTTGACCCGTGCGGGAACTCGGGGCGGCATGGCCTGCCGGATGATCCGCGCGAGTGGAGTCTGCTGGGTCGGCAGGGGGCGAGGAAGAAGTCGGATGGTGGGGATGCGTGCCGCCAGTGCCCCGCTTGCTATGCGATAAGCCCGGCCGCCGCGTCCAAGTGCCGCGACTGTGGAAAGCCGTTCCCGATAAAGGCGCGCGAGATCGAGGAAGTGGCCGGCCAGCTTTCCGAGGTCGAGGTGGCCAGGGCGAAGCGGCAGGCCGCGAAAGACCAGGCCGCTGCCGAGACGTTGGAGGATTTGATTCGTCTCGGGCAGGCGCGCAATATGAAGAATCCGGCGGGATGGGCCCGCCATGTTATTCAGGCCAGACAGGCCAAGGGGAGAGTATGAGCATCGTGTGGAAACCCGTATGTGCGACCATGCTGCAATCGGACGATACCGTGTACCAGATCAGCCGGACGCCGAAAGCGGAAGGCGGGCGCCTGATCTATCGCGCGTGGCATCGCAAGTCGAACCGCATCCTGGCCGCGGTCGAGTGCGCCGACGAGGTGGGCGACCGGGCCGCGGCGACGCGGGATTGTAAGGATGCGTGTGAACTTGATGCGCGGGGCGAGGTGCCGGCGTAGTGTCCGGCCCGATGAAGGAATCCGAGTTGCAGCGAAAAATCCTGCTGGCCTGCAGCCGCGGGCCAACGCGCCTATTTCGCCAGAACGTCGGCGTCGGATTCGTCGGCCAGTCGGAACGGTTTGACCGGCCAGGCATCGTGACCGTGCAGCCGGGCGACGTGCTGATCCGCAATGCGCGCCCGTTCCATGCCGGCGTGACTGGCATGGCCGACCTTGGCGGCTGGACCACGCGCAACGGGGTCGCTGTCTATACGGCTGTCGAGGTCAAGACCGCAACCGGCCGCCTATCCCCCGAGCAGCGCAATTTCCGCGACCAGGTGCTGGCGGCCGGCGGGATAGCTGGCGAGGTCCGGTCGGTGGAGGATGCCGAGGCGTTGTTGCGCGGATAGAACGCCGGGCCGGGTCACGGGCGAAAATAGTTTGTCCGTGATGGTTGCGTTTCCCGCAACACTTGACGGATACTTGTCGCACGGCCGAAGGGGCCGCCTGACCGAGTAAGCCAGAATGAAGATCACGATGGAGTTCCACGCTTCCGAACTGAATGCCGCGATGCTGGCGGCGTTGAACGTTTTGCTGGTCGAGGACAAGCGCGAGGAAATGCGCGGCCTGGGCGCCGACGAGGGCGTGGCCGAACTTCCCGGCGACGGCGCTGCGTTCGGCGAAGTGTGGGGCGTGCCGACCGACGAGACGCTGACCGCCTCCGAGATGGCCGCCCGCGCTGACGCCGCCGACGCGCGCGTGGTGGGCGACTGGACTGCGCCGCGGGCCAAGGCCGGCATGGCGGTCCCCTGCGACCCCGTTACGATGGAGCCGCTGCCGATCAAGCGTTCCGAGGTGGTGCTGCAGGTGGGGGACGTGGTGGAATTCAATGACGGCAAAACTGGTGTCGTCTGCACGGTGGGAGATCACGGCCAGCAACCGTGCTGGACCGAAGGCGCGTACTGCACCACGCGCGACGGCATCGCCATCGGCACAGGCGGCGAGGTCGCCCGCGTCATCTCCGTCAGCACCCGCCCCATCATCGAGGACAACTGACATGCGCCAGCCGACCCCGCACCGTCCCGAGTTCAAGATCAACGACGACAATCTGTCCTACGTCCACCGGGCGCTGCTCGAGGCCGAATACATGGCGCTGCGCGAACGCCGCAACACGCGGACCGGGATCGTGTTCATGGCCGGCCTGTTCGTCGGGATCGCCGTGACTGGCTTGATCGTGTTGTGGCCGCTGTGAGCGCCCAGGAAAGGAGAATCGAATGAACCTGTCGCCTGACGAGCAGTACGACCTTGACGCCCGCGTGGAAGCGGCCCGCGACAAGCTGTTCCACGACCGCGACCGCCTGCTGGCGATTTACGCCAGTTTCGACACGGATGTTCTGTATTACCGGCTGACCGGCGAGTTCCATTCGGATTACTTCGATTCGCTGGACATCGACGCGCTGGAAAAAGTAGCGGGGATTTCGTCGTGATCGGCGCCGCGCTGGCGCTCTTGGGCTCGGCCCTCGTGATCCGATTCCTTGCCTGGATGTGCAAGCCCGTCCAGTTCCACGACCTGACGCGTCCCGGCTCGTATCTGGACCAGGTGACGCGCGAGCGCGATAACTCGCTGGCGCTGGCCGGGTACGCCGCCCGCATGGAGGCCCGCGGGCTGGCGCCTGTTCGGCGGGTCGTGTGCAGGCCAGATCCGGCGCAGATCGCCGACTGGGAGAATGACGGGGGTGCGATCGCATGAGCGCCCGCCCGGTATTGACCTGCGCCAAGTGCGGCTCGGAACTGCCCGTCCACCACTTCCCCGGCGCCCACCCGGAATGGCAGGCGGTGTTTACCTGGCGCGATGGCGTGCGCGTGTGCGCCGACCCCTGCGTGACGGTATCGGCCCCGCAGCCTATCAACCCGCCGAGTGCGGAAACTGGAGATTAATGATGAGAGTCCGCAGAGAAAAAGGGTTGATCCAATTCTTCGACAACGGGCCGATGCACTACGGCGAAATCGCCTACATCGTCACCCGCCCCGGTGGCTTGCAGGCCGAGATTGAGTTCCCGTCCGACTGGCACGAAACGGCGCGGGGCTGGGTCCGGCTGGGTTTCGGCCTGTTCAAGGTGGCGTTTTCCTTCCCGTGGTCGAAGGTGGTCCCCGACGAATACCAGTGCAGCGGACCGCGCTACGGTTTCACGTTCTTTGACACTTCCCTGCATCTGCATTGGGGCAAGGACACCGGCCGCCGCACCGACCCCAGCAAGGTGATTGATATGCCTTGGGCGTGGCGGCACAAGGAGCATCGCATCCTGTCCGAAAAGGAAACGCACCCCTACCGCTACGTCCTGCGGAGCGGCGAAGCCCAGGAGCGCACGGCCACCATCAACGCCGAACAGCGCACATGGGTTCGCCCCTGGCTTCCGTGGAAGCTGGTGCGCAAGTCCATCAACATCACTTTCAGCGATGAAGTTGGCGAGCGCAGCGGGTCGTGGAAAGGCGGCTGCATTGGTTGCAGCTACGAAATGAAACCCGGCGAAACCCCGCTGGAAACGCTGCGCCGCATGGAACGGGAGAGGAAGTTTTGAACGCCAACCCCATGACCACAAAGGAACTGCTGGCGCTGGTGGAACGGTGGCGGGATACGGAAGCCGCTGACCGTGAAATTTTGCACCACGGCGGCCTTGATGCGGAGGAACACAACTGGCACATGGCCAGCGCCGCGACGTTCAAACTGTGCGCCGACGAACTCGCCCCCATCGCCACCGCCCTGTGCGCCGAGGTGGAGGCGCTGCGGAAGGATGCGGAACGACTGGCCCGCGTGCTGGCCTTCCTGCAATCCGACAGCGCCGCCATCACGTTCCAAACGCTGCGCCAGTACCGGAACGCCGCCATAGACGCCGCCAAGGAGCCGAAATGAACACGAAGGTTGAGGAAGCGTTGGCGCTACTGGACGCCGAGGTTGCCGGTTGTGGGCGACTTGAGCCGGAGGACTGCGAAAACTGCGCCCGCATCAAGAAAGCCCGCACCACCCTCGCCGCCCACATCGCCCAGCAGGACGCGACGATTGCGCGGATGCGGGATGCGTTGGAAGCCTGCATTGACTACGGAAGCATGACGGACGACGGCTGGGTGACAGACAAGGCCCGCGCCGCACTAAACCAGGAGAACGCAAATGGGACCTGACGCCGAATCGCTGTCGCTGGCTGATTTCATTCTGGCCGACAACCCGACGCTGACCATTGACCGCTACACACTGGCCTATTCGGTTATGGCGTGGGCTGACAAACAAGAACAGGAGCCGTCCGCATGACCCCCATGACGAGAGAGGCAGCGCGGGAAGTGTTGTCGGCGCATCAGCTATGGCGGCGCGGCGGTGACGGCCCGCAGACCGACCCGCTGATTCTTGGCCAAGCCCTCGACCTCGCCATCGCGGCGCTGGGCGGTGGGGAGGCGGTGGATATCCCTGAAGCCGTGTTGGACGATGCCAGCGGCAAGTTCGACATCAACCTGCGCGGCGTCACGCTTACCACTAGCAGGGAAGCTGCGGCCATGTGGAACCTGCTGCGCCAGCTGGTGCTTGACGGTAACTTCCACCCCCTTCCCGCCCCGCCAAAAGGAGAGAGCCATGAGTAACGGCATTAGCATCAAGAAGGAAGCCAACGAGTCGCCGGACTACAAGAAGCCTCACGCCAGCGAACTGGCCGATAGGTGCGCCGGCATTGCCCGTTGCATGACCTACAACGAAACGGAAACCGAATCCGCAGCCAAGCACACGCTGCGCGAGGCGTCCTATTTCATTGATAGCGAGATTGTCCGGCTGCACAAGAAGCGCGACGGCCTTCTGGCGATCAACGCACGGGGCAAGTCCCGATTCCTGACGCTGCGCGAACGGCTGGCGGTTTGGCTGCTGCGCGGCAAGACGGAGATTCGGCCATGACCCCCACCGACGCGGCAATCGCGCAGGCGAACGAACTGATGCCGTGTCCGTTTTGTGGTGGCGCGGCTGAACTTCACGAAGGCCAAAAGCACGGGCGCGGTTGGGCGCAGGCATCTTGCGCGGATTCGCTTTGCGGCACGTTCAAGTCTGGTATCGGCCGGACAAAGGAACTGCGCCAAGCCGAAGCCATCGCCGCCTGGAACCGCAGAGCCACCCCGCCCGAGTCCGGCGGGCAGGGGGAGAACGGGGTGCTGCACGTTGAATGCCGCCAATGCGATGAGTGCGGCCACGCCGGAATTGACGACACCACTGATGCAACAGCCTGCAGCTACTGCGACTGGCGTGGCTCTGACCCCGGCGAGGACAAGTGCCCTGAATGCAACAGGGTCGGAACCATGACCTCCGGTTGCCCAAATTGCGGCGGCCGATACATCTTCCTTGCCGACGCCGACTTCTCCCACCCCCCGGCGCAGGCCAGCGCGGCGGTGACGGAGAGGGTGGCGAGGGCGATTGCCGCCGTGAACAACGGACACCCGGACCACACGCCGCAGCCGACCATTGACGCTTTCTGGGGCTTGCTCGATGCAGACCAGCAGGACCGTTACCGCCGCATGGCCCACGCAGCTATCGGCGCGATGGGGGGTGGGGAGTGAACCAGCCCGTCGTTCGACCAGGCTCCCGCGTCGTGGCCGAGATCCCGGCAGGCGCCAAAACCTTCCCTACCATTTACGAGGGCGCGCCCGCATGGATCGTGGCTCGCCCCGACTTCGCGCCCTACTATCTGTTGGCCGACGGGACGCGGCGCGAGATCGAAACGAGGCCCGCGACATGACCCGCGCCCAGTACGCCGACATCACGAAAAGCCAGCAGCGCGCCATCGACGCGTTCGACGTGGAGATACAGACAATGCTCGTGCGCCTGCGGAACCTTGCGCCTGGCGCGACGCTGGATGTCTACATGACGCCGCTTCGCGTGTTGTATAGCAGGCAGCACCTGGGCGCGAAACTCGTGGGAACCTACAACGCCCGCGTGCCGCGCACCGATTTCTGGGACGACTGCCATGCCCTGACCCTCGAGCATGGCTGGGACATTCGGCCGGCTTGCCAACCGGCCTAATACGGGCAACACTTCACCGCCGGGACAGGGGGCGGCCACCCCTTGCACGAAACGGCGTGCCACGACGCGCACGACGAGCTAACCGGCACTTTTCCGATCATCGCATCACGTCCTCGTGGGGAAACCAGTGACGACCGACCTTCCGGGCTCCGCGCCCCGCACCATCGACTTCGACGGCATCCGTGCCGCCAACCCGATCGCCGACGTAGTTTCGAGATACCTGGAACTGACGCGCGCCGGGTCCGAATACAAGGCCCGATGCCCGTTCCACGACGAGCGCACGCCCAGCTTCTACGTCAACCCCCGAAAAGAAAAAGCCTTCTGCATGGGCTGCGGCTGGCACGGCGACGCCATCGACTTCGTGGCCGAGTTCGAGAACATCAGCGTGGCCGAGGCTGCGACCCGGCTGGGCGGCGGACACCTGCCCACCGAGCGCCCCGCGCCGGCGCCGTTGCCACCGGACAAGTCCTCGGAATGGACCCCGATCACGCCGGTCCCGCCCGACGCCCCGCACTACGACCCCGCGCGCACGTTCAATCCCAAGCGCGACAAGACCGTGGCGTACCGGCCGATCGCCACCTGGCCGTACCGCGACGCCCGCGGCGACCTGCTTGGCTACGTCATCCGGTTTGAGATTGACGGCGCCAAGCTGACCCCGACCATCACGTTCTGCCAGCATGCCGACGGCCGCCGCGCCTGGTGCGCCCGCCCGTTCCCGACGCCGCGGCCGATCCTGGGGCTCTACGACCTCGCCAAGCGCCCCGCGGCGCCCGTGGTCGTGGTGGAGGGCGAGAAAGCCCAGCACGCCGCCGCGCAGGGGCTTCCCGGCATGGTCTGCGTGACGTGGCCGGGCGGGACGAACGGGGTCAAGCATGCGGACCTGTCGGCGCTCGATGGCCGCGACCTGGTGCTGTGGCCGGATGCTGACGCGCCGGGACTGGGCGCCATGCTGGAAATCGCCGGCCGCGTTCAGGCCAGCCGAATTCGCTGGATCGACACCGATGGGCTGGCCAAGGGGTTCGACGCGGCTGACGTGCCGGCGGGTGAGATGGTGGCGTTCTGCCGCGCCCGGGTCAGGACCGAGGGGCCGCGGCAACCTGACCCGCCCGCAAAAGAGAACGGCCCGGCTGGGGAAGGGTCCACGTCAAGCGGGGGAGCGCCGGACGCAGCAGCCAGCCGGGCCGCCAGGGCGCAGGATAATTCGCCGACGACCGCAGTTGCAACGCTTGACGCCGAGGTGGAACCCGAGCCCGGCCCGGCCGAGCCCGGCCCCACGCCAACGCTGCCCGCCACCCAGCAGGGTGAACTGGTCGATCTTCCCCCCACGCCGGCCCCGTCCACAAGCGTTCACGACCGCATGGTGTCCTGGTCGAGCCTGGATCTGGCCATCAGCGACAAGGGCGTGCCCAACCCGAACATGGACAACGCCGCGCGTCTGCTCGAACGGCACCCGCACATGCAAGGCCGGTTCTGGTATGACGAGTTCCAAGATCGGGTCTATTCGACCTGGAACGCCCAGCAGGAACCGGCCGAGTGGTCGGACTCTGACGACGTGCGCCTCGCGCTGTGGATGCAGCGCACGATGGGGATAGGCCGCATGGCCGTCGGTACGGCCCGTGACGCGGTTACCGCCGTGGCAATGGCCCACCGCCGCAACGAGTGTCGGGAATGGCTGTCCTGCCTTACTTGGGACGGCGTGGAGCGTCTGTCGGCCCTGATCCCGGCCGGCTTCGGCGCCGTGTCCAGCGATTACACTGCGGCCGTCGGCCGGTGTTGGCTCGTGTCGATGGTCGCCCGAGCCCTAACGCCTGGCTGCAAGGTGGACACCATGCCGGTGTTCGAGGGCAACCAGGGGAAGCGCAAGTCTACGGCCCTGCAGGTTCTTGTCGGCGCCAAGTGGTTCGCCGAGGCGGCCGAGTCGCCCACCTCAAAGGATTTCTTTCAGGCGCTGCAGGGCAAGATGCTGGTCGAGATTGGCGAGATGGACTCGTTCAGTAAGGCCGAGGTTCACACGATCAAACGGGTCATCTCGTGCCAGACCGACCGCTATCGGGCACCCTACGGTCGCCGCGCAGAGGACCATGCGCGCCAGGGTGTGTTTGCCGGCACCACGAACCGGGATGACTGGAACCGGGACGAAACCGGCGCGCGGCGCTTCTGGCCGATCACGACCGGCGAGGTGGACTTGGCCTGGCTGGTGGCCCACCGCGAGCAGTTGTTCGCCGAGGCCGTTGCCCGTTTCCGCCGCGGCGAACCTTGGTGGGACGTGCCCCAAGCCGACGCCGAGCGCGAGCAAGAAGCGCGCCGGCAGGTGGACGCCTGGGAGGGGGAGATCGCCGAATGGTCGCTCGGGATGCGCGAAACGACCGTCGCCCAGGTGCTGGAAGGGTGCCTCAAGATCACCCCTGACAAGTGGGACCGTCCGTCGCAGATGCGCGCCGCGGCATGCCTCAAGGTGCTGGGTTGGAACAAGGCCGACGCTTGGCGAGGTGGCAAGGTTGTCAAGGTTTGGAAGCGGGACGAGTGACGACGGTGTGAAATGTTATGCACAGACCGTCAAGTGTTTAGGTAGCAAGGTAGCAAGGAAAAAAACCATATGTTTCACTACCTTATCTATAATCCTTGCTACCTTGCTACCTTGCTACCTTAAAAGAAGATTATTAGGAATATGCAAAACGCCCCATCCCTCACACACATACGCGCACGCGCGCGAAGGGGCTTTTAGGAAAACAGGTAGCAAGTGGCAAGGGTAGCAAGGCGGGCATTTTGCAAGGCCACGCCGGACCCCGACATAAACCGTCAAGCGTTGCGTCTGCCAACCCGCGCGAATAGGATTCAGCCATGCCAGCCAAGACCGCCATCACCACCGTCAAGCGAGGCCCAGGCCGCCAGTCCACGTTCACGCAGGACATGGCTGACCTGATCTGCGACGAACTCGCCAAGGGCGTCCCGCTGGCTGAACTGTGTCGCCGTCAAGGGTCGCCGTGTGTGCGGACGGTGTACGACTGGGAGGAAGCCCACCCGGAGTTTGCCGCAGCCATCGCGCGGGCGCGCAAGGCCGGTTTCGACTGCATCGCCACCGACACGATCACGCTGGCCGACATGCCGCCGGCCTACAAGACCACCGAGGGCGGCCAGTCCATCGACCAGGGCGACGTGGCGAACCGCAAGTTGCAGATCGAAACCCGGCTCAAGCTGCTGGCTAAGTGGGATCCTCGGCGGTACGGCGACCGCATCGCCCACGAGCATTCGGGCAAGGTCGGGCTGGAATCGCTGGTGGCTGGCGAGCCCGCGGCCGAGTGAGCGAGATCGACCGGGCCAGGGAGCGCATACGCCGCTGGCGCGCTGACCCCGTGGCGTTCGTGGTGGACAACTTCGGCGTGCAGCCCGATGAGTGGCAACGCGACGCGCTGGCGCTGGCGGGCGGCGAGCCCAACCCGAAACGACGGCTGGCCATGAAAGCCTGCACTGGCCCAGGCAAGTCGGCGACGCTGGCCTGGCTGGGCTGGCACCGGCTGGCGTGCTTCGCGTCCAAGGGCGAGCATCCCAAGGGCGCCGCGCTGTCGGTCACGGCCGACAACCTCAAGGACAACCTCTGGTCCGAACTGTCCAAGTGGCAGTCACGCTCGCCGTTCCTGATGTCCGCGTTTACCTGGACCAAGGAGAAGATCTACGCGAACGACCACCCGGAAACCTGGTTTCTGTCGGCGCGCTCGTTCGCCAAGGACGCCAACGCCGAGGCGATTGGCCGCGCGCTGTCGGGCCTGCATTCCCAGTTCCCGTTCATCCTGCTCGATGAAACAGGCGACATGCCTGTTCCGGTCGGCAAGGCCGCGCTGCAGATATTCACGGGCAACCCGACCGACGCCGCGGTGATTCAGGCCGGCAACCCGACCTCGAACACGGGGCTGCTGTACGACTCCTGCACGAACGGCTCGTGGCCGGTCATCACCATCACGGCGGACCCGGCCGACCCCAAGCGCACGCCGCGCGTGTCGGTGGAACACGCCCAGGAGATGATCGACACCTATGGCCGCGACAACCCGTGGGTCATGGCGACGATCCTCGGCCTGTTTCCGCCGGCCGGCTTCCGGTCGCTGCTCGGCATTGAGGACGTGCTGGCCGCCCAGCGTCGGCACTACACCGAGGACGACTACGGGTTCGCGGCGCGCGTGCTTGGCATCGACGTGGCGCGTGAGGGCGATGATCGCTCGGTCATCTTCCCGCGGCAGGGACTGGTCGCGTTCCCGCCGATCGTCATGCGAAACGCAAAGTCGCTCGAAGGCGCTGGCACCGTGGCCACGAAGAAAAAGCAATGGGGTTCGGACGCCGAGTTCATCGACAACACGGGCGGCTTCGGTGGCGGCTGGATCGACCAGCTCAACGTACTGGGCCATAGCCCGGTCGGCGTTCACTTCGCCGGCAAGGCCAACGACGCGCGGTACGCGAACAAGCGGGCCGAGATGTGGTTCCTGATGGCCGAGTGGGTCAAGAACGGCGGCGCGCTGCCGCCGATCCCTGAACTGGTGGGCGAGTTGACCACGCCGACCTATTCGTTCAAGGGCGACACGCTGCTGATCGAGCCCAAGGAGCAGATCAAGGCACGGCTGGGCCGGTCGCCCGACTATGCCGACGCCCTGGCGCTGACGTTCGCGCAGCCTGTCGTGGCCGGGCCGCGCGACGAGGCCGGCCGGTTCCTTGAGCGCATGGGGCAGTTGGGTTCGCGGGTGCTGACGGAGTACGACCCGTTCAGTCGCTAGGCCAGGCCGCGCCGTGAACCCTTTACGGCAAATAGAACAACCCCGACTCCCGTTGACGCCGCAACCCCGTTGGCGCAACAATGGCGCAACGCGACCCGAGGGAATCCCGGCATGTGCAAGCCCAAGACGCCCAAGCTGGCCCCCATGCCGATTCCGCCGCCGCCCCAGTCCACTGTGACCGAGGACGAGGCCGTACTGCGAGAGTCGCAGCGCGAACGGCGCCGGGCGGCGTCCAGGTCAGGCCGAGGTAGCACGATCCTGGCCGGCAACTCGACCGAGGGTATGCCGCCGACGGGGCAGAACAAGGTTCTCTTGGGTACCTGACCGACATGGCCAATCCGAACCAGATCCCCGCGCACATTCGCGCCCTCGCGTTCGGCGACCCGCCGGCCCGCAATCACCTGTTCATCGGCATCCGGGCCGCGCTGCTGTCGCCGCCGGGCTCGCTGCTGTCGTTCTTCCGGGCCTGACCTATGGCCGACTCCCGCGCCCTGGCCAACAAGAAAGACGACGCGCCGGCTGAACCGCTGTGCAAGCGCATCGAGCGCCGGCTGGCGCAGATGAAGAACGAGCGCGCGTCATACGAGCCGCACTGGCGCGAGCTTGAGGAAAACTTTGCGCCGCGCACGGGCCGCTGGCTGCGGGACCAGGCGTTCGCCAACTCCGACCGCGGGCGTAAGCAACACACGAAGATCATCAACTCGACGCCGCTGTTCTGCGTGGACACGCTGGCCGCGGGCATGACCTCGGGCAACACGTCGCCGGCCCGCCCCTGGTTCCGCCTGACGACGCCAGATCCTGGCCTGGCCGAACTGGGCGCGGTCAAGACGTGGCTGTATGCGGTGGAGGTGCGCCTTCGGGACGTGTTCAGTCGCTCGAACCTGTACCGCGTGCTTCCCAGCATTTACCGCGACCTCGGCGTGTACGGCACGGCCTGCATGCTGGCCATCGAGGACGACGAGGACGTGGTGTCGTTCGACCATCTGGAAATCGGGTCGTACTGGCTGGCCCAGTCGGCGCGCAAGAAGATCGACGTGATGTACCGCGAGTTCAGCATGACCGTGCGCCAGATGGTGCAGGAGTTCGGGCTGGACAACGTGTCCCTGTCGGTGCGAAACCTCTACAAGAACGGCCAGTTCGAGGCGTGGCGCCCGGTGCGTCATGCGATCGAGCCCGGCGAGCCCGGCGCGAAAATGGCCTGGCGCTCGGTTTACTGGGAAGTCGGGTCGGACAAGACGGAACTGGCCGTGCGCGGGTTCAACACGAACCCGATCCTCGGTGCGCGCTGGACCACCTCGGGCGAGGACATTTACGGTTCGTCGCCGGGCATGGCTGCGCTGGGCGAGGCGAAGTCGCTGCAGTTCAAGGAGAAGCGCAAGGCTTCGGCCGTGGACAAGGTAGTGGACCCGCCGCTGGTGGGGCCGACCTCGTTGCGGAATCAGCGCGTGTCGATGCTGCCGGGCGACATCACCTACGTTGATGTGCAGTCTGGCATGCAGGGGCTCAAGTCGGTCCACGATTGGCGCCCCGACCTGAACGCGATGCGCGAGGACATCCAGCATTCCGAGTCGCAGCTCAAGCAAATGTTCTACGTCGATCTGTTCCTGATGATGCAGGGCGACACGCGCTCGAACATCACGGCGCGCGAGATCGAGGAACGGCACGCCGAGAAGATGCTGATGCTCGGCCCGGTCGTGGAGCGCGTGAACGACGAGGTGCTGGATCCGCTGATTGACCGCGTGTTCGACATTCTGATTCGCCGGTCCATGCCGTACTGGCAGGGGCTGGTGAACGGCGAGCCCGACCTGCCGCCGCCGCCGCCGGAACTGGCCGACATCGACCTCAAGGTGGAGTTCATCTCGGTTCTGGCCCAGGCCCAAAAGGCCGTCGGCATCTCGGCGATGGACAACCTCCTGATGTTCGCGGGTCAGGCGCTGCAGGTGCAGGCTGGCGCGATGCAGGTCGGCGGCGGCGTGGCCGACAAGATCGACTTCGACCAGATGGTGGACGAGCGCGCCGAAATGCTGGGCGTGTCGCCGCGGATCGTGCGCTCGGACGACGACGTGCAGGCGCTGCGGGCTGAACGCGCGCAGGCCCAGCAGCAGGAAAAGACCCAGGCCGCAGCGATGCAGATGGCCACGGCCGCGAAGGAACTGGGGCAGGCCAAGCTCGGCGGCCCCGAGGACAAGACCGCGCTGGGCCAGGCGCTTGAAGTCGCCGGGGTCGGCCCGTGACGCGGGCGGCCATGACCCCGGAAGCCGGGCGCCGCGCCGCGCTGCGCGAGCGCATGGCGGCCGAACAGGCGCGGGCGGACCTGCAGTCGGTCATGGGCTCGGAAGCCGGCCGGCGGTTCATGTGGTCGCTGCTCGGCGACTGCGGCATGTACCGGGCATCGTTCAACAATTCCGGCTCGATCACCGCGTTCAACGAGGGCCAGCGCGACATCGGCCTGCGGCTCGTGGCCCGGATCACCCAGGAATGCCCCGAGCAGTACCTGGCCATGCAAGGGGAAGCGATCGCGGCAGACCGGAAGGCATCCGAGAACGCGGAACTTGACGACAACCTGAACAACGGGGAACATGATGATGGCTGAACCGACCGACACCGCGACGGACACCACCCCAGCGGCAAGCACGGACACGGCGGCAAGCGGTACCGGCGAGGCGAACACTGTCCTCGGCGGCGCAACGGCACCTGCCGGCGAAAAGCCGGGCGACGGTGCTGCCACGACCACGGACAAGCCCGGCGATCAGGGTGCGGACGGCGGCGACGGGAAGGAAGGCGAGAAGTCGCCCGACAAGCCCGACGACAAGCCCGCAGGAGCGCCGGAGAAGTACGAACTTGAACTGCCCGAAGGCTTCACGCTTGACGACCAGGTGCTGGCCGAGTTTGACCCCGTGCTGCGGGAACTCAACCTCGACAACGCCCAGGCGTCCAAGTTGGCGGGGCTGTACGGCAAGCTCAAGCAGTCGGAAGCGGCGGCGTATGGCGAAACGGTGCAGGAGTGGGGCAAGCAATCCGCGGCAGACCCGGAAATCGGCGGCAAGGCGTTCACCGAGAACGTCGAACTGGCCCGGACCGCGTTGGCCGCACATGGCTCGCCCGAACTCAAGGGGCTGCTGGACTCGACGGGGCTGGGAAACCATCCCGAGGTGATCCGGTTCTTTGCCCGCGTTGGCAAGACGATTCAGAAAGAAGATGGCGTCGTGAAAGCGGACCGTTCTGGCGGAAGCCGGGCGAGCGCGGCCTCGGTGCTGTACGACAAAACCCCCTCCAAATCCTGATGAGGTAAACGAAAATGGCAACCCTGACCTCGCGCTCCGGCGCCGTCACCCTGCTCGACATGGCCAAGGCCGTCGATCCCGAAGGCAAGATCGCCAAGGTGGCGGAACTGCTCTCGCAGACCAACGAAGTCCTGACCGACATGCCCTGGTTCGAGGGCAACCTGCCGACCGGCCATCGCGGCACCATCCGTACCGGCCTGCCGACCCCGATCTGGCGCAAGCTCTACCAGGGCGTTCCCCCGTCCAAGTCGCTGCGTGCGACCGTGGACGACGCCTGCGGCATCCTCGAAGATCGCAACGAGATCGACAAGGACGTGGCCGACCTGAACGGCAACTCGGCCGAGTTCCGGCTCGATGAAGGCCAGGCGACCGTCGAAGGCATCAACCAGGCGATGGCGCAGGCGCTGATCTACGGCGATGCGTCGCTGAACCCGGAGCAGTTCAACGGCCTGTCGGTGCGCTACAACACCATCAACACCGCGACCTCGGAAGTGGCCAAGAACGTCATCTCGGCCGGCGGCTCGGGCTCCTGCACCTCGGTCTGGCTGATCGTCTGGGGCCGCAACACGGTCCACGGCATCTACCCGAAGGGCTCGATGGCCGGCCTGGACCACCAGGATCTCGGCGAGATCGACGCCTTCGACGGCTCGAACAACCGCTACCGCGCGTATGCCGACGTGTGGAAGTGGAAGTGCGGCCTGCACGTCAAGGACTGGCGCTATATCGTCCGCATCGCCAACATCAGCATGACCGACCTGCTGGCCCAGGGCACCACGCAGGCCAACACGGCGGCCACCTGGCTCCCGAAGCTGATGGCGAAGGCGCTGGCCCGCATCCCGTTCAAGGGCATGGGCAAGGCGTGCTTCTACGCTTCGCGGACCGTGAAGGAGATGCTGGCCGTCGGCGCGCTGGACAAGTCGCAGAACGCGCTGGCCATCCAGCCGGCCATGAACCAGTACGGCGAGCTGTCGGAAGCCTTCACCCAGACCGACCTCACCTTCCTGGGTGTGCCGATCCGCACCGTGGACCGCATCCTCGAAACCGAAACCGCCCTGACCTGACCCCGGAGAACCAACATGGCTTACGTTGACCAGCAGATCGAGTTCTCGGACTCGCAGGCGGTGACTTCCACCGCAATTTCCACGAACGTCTACGACCTGTTCTCGATGGGTCTTGGCGCCGGCACCACCGATGTCACCCCGAACACGCGCCTGAACATCGGCTCGGGCGAGGACGTGTACCTCGTGGTGAATACCGCCGTCGCCGCCACCGACTCGGGTTCGGACGCCACCCTGACCGTCACCCTGGAAACGGCGGACAACGAGGCGCTCTCGACCAACGCGCAGGTCGTGGCCACCTCGGGCACGCTGGCGTTCGCGGCCTTCTCGGTCGCGGGCACGAACCTGCTCAAGATCAAGATCCCGTCGTTCGCGATGCGCCGGTACATCGGCATTCGCTACACGGTGGCCTCTGGCCCGCTGACCGCCGGCAACTTCGACGCGTTCATCACGAACACCGTCGATGACCAGCGCATCTACAAGTCGGGCTTCACCGTCCAGTGACCTACTGGGGCGGGCTGGGAAACTGGCCCGCCCCTTCTACGCGAGGTGATGTATGGCAAAGGTAGTTGCACTCGAGCCCGGTCACGACGGGCGGGTTTACCGGCAGGCGGGCGAGGTGTTCGACGTGCCCGATGCGCGGCTCAAGGACGGCTCCGGCTGGTTCGTGGAGGTGGACAAGGCTCCGCCCCCGGCCGCGGCCAAGAAGAACAAGCTGCCGCCTGGCGCCGGCCCGCTGAAAGGCTCGGCGATCCGTGACCCGGAGCCGGACTCGGATGCTGGCGTGATCTGATTTAAGGGCTGGCTCCGGCCGGCCCTTTCACTATCTGGACGAGGACGATTCGACATGGCTGAACTTCTTGCAATCGGGACGGCGGCGGCGGATTCGGACGAGTTCTCCGTGACCGCGGCAGCGCCAGTCGCTCTCTACATCAAGACCACGGCGAACGCGCCTGCTGACGGCGTGACGTTCATCCTGCAGTACAAGAAAGCCGACGGTACGACCTGGCAGAACATCGCGGCGCTGGACGCGAGCAACATCCTTGAGAAAGGAAACATCGTCGGCGCCGGCACGTTCCGCGTGAGCCGCGTGGCCAGCGTGCTGAATGCGGCAGGCATGGACTACGAGGGCGCTGCGGCGTGATCCTGTCGCCTGTGCTGCGGCCAATCCTGGGCGGCGTGGTTCGCGCCATTGGCGCCCCCGGCACCGGCGGCGGGGGTGGGCCGGCCTATGAGTCGTTCGATACTCGCCAGTGGGCGACTGCGCTCTATGACCCTGCCGGCTACGTCGGCAGCGGCGTTGACCTTGGCGGCAAGACGCACCCGACGCCACCGACGTACAGCGGCGCGGCCCCGCAGCGGTTTGAGCGCACCTATATGCCGTTTTACGGGCAGTCCTTGTCCGTTGGCGGCTCGGGGTTCCCGGCCCTATCCACGGAAGTCAGTGCCGTCGATGAAATGTGGGTGCGCGGTATGCGCCCGGAGGATGACTATCACACCGAGAACGCCGCGATATGGTACGCCTCGGTGGTGCCGGCTGCGGAAAGCATCAGCCCGCGCTATGCCACGCAGGGCGAAACGCCGGGGCGTGGCTTTGCCGATGCGGTGCGCGAATTCGTCCGCAACGACTACGCCAGCGAGGGCTTGAAGTTTCACCTTGTCGCGCCTGGGCAGGGCGGCATCGAAATCATCAAGCTATTGAAGGGTGACGTAAGCGGCTACTACGCCCGGATGCCGACGCAGATGGCGGCGCTGGCTGCGCTCAAGTCCGGCGTGGAAACCGTGGGCATGGAGGCGATGCCGTTCATCCACGGCGAACGCGATTACCTGCTGGCGACCACGCAGGCCAATTACCTGTCCCGCCTGACCACGCTTTGCGCGGACATTGCCGCCGACGCCATCACGGAGTTCGGGCAGGCCAACACCGTGCAAGTGCTGGGAACACAGGTGGCATCGCACATCGTCAACAACAATCAGGTCAATGCACAGATTGCCTTGGCCCAGCTTGAGGCCGACACCACCATCAGCAACTTCCACCTCGTTTGCCCCATGTACCCACTGCCGTTCAAGGGAGCCGACGTTCACCTGTCGGCCTACGGTTATGTGTGGCTGGGCGCGTATATCGCACTGGCCTACAAGCGCATCATCACCGACGACGTGGGCTGGGAAATCGTCAAGCCGCTTAGTTACTCGACCGTGGGCGCGGTGTGCGAAATCACCTACAACGTCCCGACCGTGGCCGGCATCACGAACGAATTGGTGTGGGACACCACGCAGGTTCCCGCGCAGACCAACCACGGCTTCCGGCTGTTCGATAGCGGCGGCTCCCCGCTGACCATTTCCTCCGTCGCAATCTCGGGCGGCGATACGGTGGTCATCACCGCCGCCGCGCCTATTCCGGTCGGGGCGTACATCGACTACGCCCGCCAAGGCGACGCGACCAAGGGGCTGGGCAACCTGCGCGACCGGGCCGGCGAAGTGCTACGGGCGCAGACCCGCAACTTCGACTTCCCGCTGCACAACTGGGCCGTCATCAGCGCATCGGGAGCTATCGCATGACTACTGGACTGAAAGCACTGGTTCCGGGGGCGGACTACTCCGATAGCGCCGTGGGGACGATTGGCCCGTACACGTCGGTAGACCTTGAGGGGCTGTTTGACCTGCGGGTTGACCATGAGTACGGGCGCTACAACCACGCCGGCCTCAACGCCAACCCGTGCCTGCTCAACCGCGCGTCCCCGCCGACGTACACCTCTGGCCATATGCAGACCACGGCGGTCGGCCAGATGGCGTTCCCGCATGGCCCGCTGCACAACAGCGACAACACCATGTTCGGCATCTTTGAGATTCACCGGGTGGGCGGCTCTATCCCGCAGTCGCCGTGCGGGCTGTCTATCTCTACATCCCCCCACATGCGCGGGCAGTTCCTGTTCGCCAACGGCCCGAACTTCCTGCGGCTCTACACCTACACCCGCGCCGCGCCGGACAACTTCTTGTCCGCAGGCACCCAGCGGTTTGCCAGCTACACCCTGCCGGGCGGCGGGTCGCTGGACAATCAGATGGCGCTGGTGGTGGGCGTCATCCGCAATGGCGCGGGCCTCGACCTGTACATTCCGGGCGTCAATGCCGCCGCCCCGGTCGGCACGCTGTCCCTGACCGGCTCCGACCTTGTGTTCTTCGGTTCCGAGCCGGCCCAGCAGAACTTCCATGACCTGCGCTACCGGGCCAGCGGATTCGCCGGCAGCACGGAAAAGCTGCGTTGCTTTGGCTACGCGCACCGGGCGCTGTCCCTGTCGGAAATCAACACCCTGCACGCCGACCTCACCGCGTACTACGCCACCCACTCGCTGACCTTCATATGACCCAGCCCAAGACCAGCAAGGCCCGCACGCGCTACGTCGTGGCCTACAACCGCAGACTGCGCCGCTGGGCGGCCACGGTGAAGGGGCAGTCGCGCCGCGAGTACCGCACCCAGCGAGAAGCCATCACCGCCACCGCCGCCATCGCACGCACCAACCAGCCCGCCGAACTCATCATCAAGGCCCGCAACGGCGTGATCCGCGACAACCGGACCTACGGCGCGGACCCGCGAAGGAGTAAGGGATGAAGTCAATCCTTCACGAAAGCGAGGAAGTGGCGAACAACGAGCGCCGGCTCGGCCAGGCGCAACGCTATTTCCCGGCGACCGTGGTCCTGCTGGACGGCCAGCGCATGCCGGCCCTGTTCACGCAGGAGCAGGTGCAGACGGCCATCGACCGGGCGCGGTACAACCCGGAGGACATGCCGCGGCTGTCGTGGTGGGACCGGGCCAAGCGGGTTTTGAGCCAGCCGCGCGAGTAGCCCGGCCGCGTAGTAAGATGCCACCACGACAAGGACAGGACGAACATGGCCAGCGTCATCGACATCTGCAACCGCGCCCTGTCCCGTGCCGGCGCGAACAATACGATTCAGGACTTGACCGAGGATACGACCGAGGCCGATCTGTGCAGCCGGAACTATGCGTCGTGCCGGGACGAGGTGTTGGAGGACTACGCCTTTAACTTCGCCCAGCGTGTCGTGACCCTGGCCGTCGTGTCGGGTGTCACCGTGCCAGGCTGGGGCTACGTCTACCGCTACCCGACCGACTGCCTGATGGCGCGGGTCATCACTGACGAGATGGGGCAGCGGCTTCCGTCGGACGTGTTCCGGCATGACATCTGGGAGTTCGACTGGATCACGCGGCGCATGCCGTTCCAGGTGATGGCCGATCCCGTGACCGACGGCGCGAAGATCATCGTGACCGACATGCCGAACGCTTACCTGTGGTACACGAAGCGGGTGGAGGATCCCAACCAGTTCTCGGCCCTGTTCCGATCGGCGCTGGCGTGGAAACTCGGCATGGAACTGGCACTCGGGCTCAAGGCCGGGACGCAGCTTGCCCAGAACTGTGACAACAAGTATCGCGGCGAGATTTCGCTGGCGCAGGCCAAGTCGCTGAACGAGGCAGTGCCTGACCGCCCGCCCGCGTCCCCGACGATTCAGGCGAGGAACTGACGCCGTGGGCCAGCCTCTTATCCAACCGACGTTCTCCGGCGGCGAACTGTCCCCGTCGTTGCAGGCGCGCGTGGACATCGAGCGATACGGGAACTCGGTCAAGACTGGCAAGAACTTCCTCGTGCGCCCGTATGGCGGCATGGTGAACCGGCCGGGTTTTGAGTACCTGGGGAATTCCAAGTCGCAGAACGGCAACGCCTACCAGGCGCGGATCATCCCGTTCGTCTACAACACCGACATCGCCTACGTCGTGGAGTTGACCGACGAACTGGCCCGGTTCTGGTTCGATGGAGCGCTGGTTCAGGCCACGACCTCGACGGCCTACAACGGCGCCACGGTGTACGGGGTTGGCGATCTGGTGGTTTCTTCGAGCATCGTGTATCGCTCGCTGCAGGCCGCGAACACGGGCAACACGCCGGCATCGTCGCCCCTGTTCTGGTTGCCGAACCCGCCGTTCGAGTTGGCCACGCCCTACGACGTGGCCGACCTGTACGCGATCAAGTTCACGCAGTCGGCCGACGTGGTGTTCCTGACGCACGAGGACTATCCGCCGCAGAAGCTATCCCGCGTCACGCCAAACTCGTTCACCATCGAGGAATTCGTGACCAAGGAAGGCCCGTTCCGCGACGTGAACGCGAACGAGGCGTTCAAGATTTCCTCGTCGGCGACGGGCGGAAACGTCACGATCACGGCGAACGCGGACATTTTCACGGCCGACATGGTGGGCCTGCTGCTCTACATGGAGGCGAAGTCGCTGGGCCAGGTCAAGCCGTGGCAGCAGGGCGACCGCGCGGTGACGGTGGGTACGATCCGGCGCTCTGACGGCAAGTCGTACCGCGCCACGGCGATCGCGTCTGGCGGCACATGGGTTGAGTCTGGCTCGTTCCGCCCGGTCCACCAGCAGGGCCGCGAGTGGGACGGCCCAGGCGACACGCGCACGAACGGCACGCAGACCTGGGCGGTCGGCATCGAGTGGGAATACCTCGATTCGGGGTACGGCATCGTGCGCCTGACGGGCTACACGAATGCGACGACCATGACCGGGACGGTCGTTCGGACGCTTCCCGGCGGCGTTGTGGGCGGACTCGGGGCGCCGGCCAACACTTGGACGTTCTCGGGCGACGGCGTGGACACGACGTTTGCCGTGACCGGCGCCACGTCTTACTCGAACGCCGACTACCAGGTGACGATCGACGGCGTGCTGGTGCAGCCCGACCCGAACTATGTCCCGCCGGTCCCGCCGATTGATGGTGGTGGCCCTGGCGGCGGTCCTGACTTCATCGAGCCTTGAGAGGGTAGCGACATGGCACAAGGCTGGAACGTCAACCCCGTCACCGACATCATCACCTTCTTTGAGCCGCCTGCAACTGGCACGAACAACATCGTCGTGCAGCAGTACGCCGTGCCTGCGACGGGCGGCGCGACAGACGTATTCGCGCTGTCGGCGTGGGGACCGAAGTTCGGCTATCCGTCGGACGTGGAGTTCTTCGCCGACCGGCTTTTCTTCGCTGGCAACACGGCCCAGCCGCAAACGGTTTGGGCGTCCAAGAGTGGCAATTATCCCGACTTTGGCAAGACGGTCCCGAGCGTGGACGATGACGCCATCACGGCCACGCTGAACGCGCGGCAGGTGAACGCGATCAAGGACTTGGTGCCGCTGGACAAGCTGCTGCTGCTGACGGCGGGCGGCGAGTGGAAAACGGCGGCCGGCCAGGATGACGTTCTGACGCCAAGCACGATCGCGTTCAAACCGCAGTCGTACAACGGCGCATCCGAGGTGCCGGCGCTGGTGATCGGCAACACGGCCCTGTATGTCCAGAACCGCGGCTATATCGTGCGCGACATCGGCTACCAGTTCGAGTCGGACGGTTACACCGGGAACGACCTGACGGTGTTCGCGTCGCATATGACCGAGGGCAAGCCGATTGTTTCGTGGTGTTACCAGCAGGTTCCCTATTCCATTGTGTGGTCTGTCCGCGATGATGGCGTGCTGCTGGCGCTGACGTACATGAAGGAACAATCGGTCGTCGCATGGACCCCGATGGAAATTGACGGGTTTGTGGAGTCGGTCTGTGCGATTCCCGAGGGCGGCGAGGATGCGGTTTACATCGTGGTCGTGCGCGAAGGTTTCCGCGCGATTGAACGCCTGACCACGCGCATGATTACCGACGTTCGGGAAGCGAAGTTCCTTGACTCGTGCCTGACCTATGATGGACGGAACACGGATGCGGACCGCATAATGACGGTCGTTGCCGACGTTCCTGGCGACTGGTCTGTGGGCGCAGGCGTGTCCTTGAGTTGCGTCGGCGTTGTTGAGCCGTTCTCGGCTGGCGACATTGGCGACAAGGTGGTGATGGGGTACAACGCGGGCACGAACGCCGTGGTGCGAATCACTGCGTACAATGATCCGTCGCTTGTATTCGGCGTCATTGAAACGCCAGGCGTTGACACGTTCAGCCTGTACGCGACCAGCGACTGGGGCATCGCCCGCGACGTGCTGACGGGGCTCGGCCATCTGAACGGCCGGACGGTCGGCGTGCTTGCTGATGGATTCGTGCAGGAGCAGCAGACCGTATCGGGCGGCTCGATCACGCTGACCGAGCATGCGGTTCTGGCCCATGTCGGCCTGCCCTACGATTCGGATTTTGAAACGCTGGAAATCAACATTCCCGGCGTGACCACGACGCGGCTGCAGAACAAGATCGTCAAGCGTGTCGGCGTCATCGTGCAGGACTCTCGCTCGATTCAGGTCGGCCCGACGTTCGACAAACTCAAGAAGCGCGAGTCGCGGCTGGTGTCTGACGACCCGAATGGCCTTCCGTCGTTGTTCCAAGGAACGGTCCCGGTCTGGATCGAATCGGGCTGGGTGGCGCAGGGGCGGGTTTGCATCCGGCAGTCGGATCCGCTGCCTCTGGCCCTGCTCGGCGTGATCCCCGAGATGACGGTGGGCGATCTGTGAGCCGGGTGGTCGAAGTCGTGCCCGCCCAGGCCGAGCATATCGTGGCCATCTCGGACCGGCTGCGGCCGGCGGACGTGGCGGAACTGTGGGCCGGGAGCCGGTCGGAACCCCTTGACGCGCTCGTTCGGGCGGTCCGGGTTTCGTCGGAGTCTTGGGCTGGCGTGGTGGACGGGGAAACCATCTGCCTGTTCGGAGTGGCCCCGGTGTCGGTGCTGGGCGGCCGGGGCTCGCCTTGGATGCTGGGAACCGACGGGGTGGACCGGCATGCCGTGACGTTCCTGCGGCGCTGCCGGGCCGTCGTTTCCCGCTGGCGCTCGGTGTATCCTACGCTTGAGAACGTGGTGGACGAGCGCAACGTGGCCGCCCATCGCTGGCTCCGCTGGCTGGGGTTTACGCTTGACGAGCCGCGGCCCTACGGCCCGGACAAGATGCTGTTCCGCCCGTTCCACATGAAACCCGAGGTGGCCTGAAATGTGCGAGCCGACTACCCTTGCGATCATCGGTCTGGGCCTGACCGCCGTGGGCGGATACCAGCAGTACCAGGCTGGGCGCGCGAACGCCGACTACCAGGAGCAACTCGGCGAACGAAACGCCGAGATCGGCCGACGCCAAGCCGCGCAGGAGCGCGACATCGGCAACATTGACGAGGAACGGCACCTGCGGAAAGTCCGGCAGATGCTGGGCGCCCAGCGCGCGGCCGGTGCGGCGAACGGGCTGGACATCAACTCGGGCTCGGCGCTGGACCTGCAGGCGGAAACGGCGGGGTTCGGTGCGGCTGATGCCAGCACGATTCGCTCGAATGCGCTGCGCCGCGCATGGGGGTTGGAGGTGGGCGCGGTGAACGACCTGAACGCTGGCCGGGCCGATGCCGCGGCTTCGAGGAACGCAGCGACGGGGACGCTGATTACTACGGGCGCTAGCCTCGTTGGCCAGTTCGGGCAGGCCCGGTCGAACGGGCTGTTCTCGCGGCCGCGGTCGGGGTCGGCATCCGGCGCTGGGGCCGCGGCGGTAGGCGTAGGCCGCGGCGTCTACGGGTTCGGGGGCTGACGTGGCGCGTGTCCCGCAGTACCAGCAGCAGGTCGATGTCCAGAACGAGCCGCGCGCCCGTGAGCAGAACGTGGGCTCGGCGGCGGCGTTCGGCGCGGGGGTTGGCCAGGCGGTGCAGCAGGCCGGCCAGGTGGTCAACCAGATCGCGGCGCGCGAGCAGGAAAAGGCGGACATCGCGGCGCTGATGGCGGCCGACCGGGAGTTGGCCGACCTTGAGCTGCAACTGTTCCATGACCCGGACGCTGGCGCCTACAGCAAGCGCGGCCGGGACGCATTCGGAACGCCCGACCAGGTGTTCCCGACGTGGGACAAGACCGTTTCCACTATTCAGGGGCGGCTGACTCCGGCCCAGCGCATGGCGTTCGAGAAGCAGGCCCAGGGGCGCCGGCAGTCGCTGGAAACCGGGCTGGCGCGGCACATCACGGCCGAGTCGGATAGGTTCTACGCGCAGGAGGCTGACGCGACGGTGGCCACCTCGGCGGCGGCGGCGGCGGCGAACTACAACGACCCGGCCCGTGTCGCCCTTGAGGCTGAACGCGCCGTGCGCGCGTCGATGTCGCTGGACGACGGCGCGGCGCCCGAGGTCATCAAGGTCCGCGTCATGGAAGCGCAGTCGTCGGTGTACGCCGCGGCGGTTGAGCGCCGGCTGCAAGACGACCCGGTGGGCGCCATCGCCTACTTCGAGGAAGTGATGGACAAGTTGTCGCCGGGTCAGTTGTCGCGCATGGAACCTGTGATCCGCGAGGCGCGCAAGACGCAGGTGGTGTTCGCGGCGGCCGATGCGGCGTTGAGTGGCGGGAACGTGGCGCTGACTTCTTCTTTTGACGGCGCGGTGGAGCAGGTGCTGGCGACCGAGGGCGGCTACGTCGCCGACGATGCCGGCAAGGGCGAAACGAACTTCGGCATCAACACGACGGCGAACCCCGGCGTGGACATCAAGGGGCTGTCGGAAGATCAGGCGCGGGAAATCTACAAGACCAAGTATTGGGACGCGATCGACGCCGACTCCCTGCCGCCGGAAATCCGCGGCATGGCGTTCGACGCGGCCGTAAATCAGGGCGTCGGCAAGGCGAAGGAGATGCTGCGCGAAGCGGGCGGCGACCCGGCAAAGTTCCTGGCGCTGCGCCGCGCGCACTACGAGGAACTGATAGACAAGGATCCCGAGAAGTACGCCCAGTATGCCGAGGGCTGGGAAAAGCGCGTGGCCCAGTTCGAGCAGGGCGGCATGGGTGCCCCGCCGGCCACACTGTCGCAGGCGCTGCGGTCCCCTGCTGTGACGAACCTGCCGCCGGACGAGCGCAAGCAGGCCGAGTTGCGGATTCGGCAGGAATGGCAGACCGTCGAACTGGCCCGGCGCGAGGCGGCAGACGCGCGGCTGAACGAGGGATTCGCGTTCATCCAAGGCGGCGGCACGGTGGCCGGCCTGCCCCCGGCGCTGCGTGCGTCGATGGAGCCCAAGGAGATCGCGGACCTTGAGCAGTACGAGCGCGTTCGCCGGTCGAACGGCGGCGCGGTGGAAACCGACCTGACCCGGTATGGCGAACTGCTTGACTTGGCCGTGTCGCGTCCGCTTGAGTTCGCGTCGATGTCGTTGGTGCCCGACCAGAAGAACCTTTCGGACGCCGATTACAAGGCGCTGGTGAAGGCGCAGGCGTCGGTGAAGGCGGGCCGGCCGGACGCGCTACTGGCCGAGCGAAAGCTGGTGACGGAAGTGGCCACGCCGGTCCTGCGGGAATTGGGGATTCTGGCGCCGGTCAAGGGGGCGCCGACGCGATCGCAGCCGAAGAAAGGCCAAGAGAGGAAGTACGAGCAGTTCACGAACGCCGTGCAGTCCGAGGTGTCCGCGTACCGCCAGCAGTTCGGGCGCGACCCGACGGTGGACGACGTGCAGGGCATTGTTGACCGGCTGGTGATCGCGCAGACGGTGACGACGCCGACTGGCTGGTTTGGCACGGACGAGGAACAGACGGTGTATAGCTTCGAGGCTGTGGGCGCGCCGCTGGCTCCGCGAAATGCCAAGGTGCGCGAAGTCGGAAAGGTATACTCTACGCCACGAGGCCCGGCGCTGTGGATGGGCGAGGGATGGGCTCTTGTAACCCCGACGGAGTGACGCTGTGCCGACTGTTCCCCTGTTGAGCGATGAGGAAATGTATGGTCCGGCGTCGAACGACGAGGTGGCGCCGCCGCCCGCCGCCGCCCGCGCGCCCGTAGAACCGCCGGCCGGCTTCACCGCGCCAGCATCGCCCGGCGGCCTGCTGACCGATTCCGAGGTGTTCGGAACCGACGACCTCAAGGTTCGCGTCCGCCAGTCCGCCCGCGCGGCGTCTGGCAAGACGGCCGACCAGGTGCTGGGCGCCGAGGCGCTTGGCGACCGATTCGGCGTACCGGCGGCGGTGGCCGGCCGGAACATGGACGAGCTCAAGCGCCGGGCCGAGGTGGACGATTTCGCCTCGCTGGCGGACACGAACCCGCGCCTGGCCGAATGGTTCGCCGACGACCCGGACGCGGTGGCGGTCGCCCGCGATGACGTGGGCTCGCTGACCCGACTGGAACAGATGCTCGCGTTCTCGAACCCGATTACGGCCGGCATGGCGATTGGCGACCAGATCACGGGGCAGAACACGACCCGGCCGATGCTGGACGTGCAGGGTGCGCTCGTGTCCGGGCTGGGCCAGCCGATCGGGGCGGCGGTATCCGGCGCGGGCGCCATGATTGACGTGCGCCAGAACTCGATCGAACGGCTGGTGCGCGGCATTCTGGGCGACAACATGGCCGACCTGTCGGCGTTTGAGTTGCCCGACTACCTCAAGCCGGCCGAACTGCTGAACGACGCGGGCAACCTGATCGGCGACGTGACCTCGGCCGCTGCGCCGCCGGAGGAGCGCCAGGGGCTCGCCACGGACATCATCTCGGGCTTGGGCCAGGTGGCGACCTATTCGGCCGTCACGCTCGCTACTGGCGGCACGGGCGGGCTTCTGCTGGGTGCCGGGCAGGGCGCCGACATTCAGGCCGACCGGGCGCGTGAGGCTGGCACCTACGGCACGGGCGCATCGGACACGGCGATTGCCGGCGGCGCAGCCATCACGTCGGTCACGGAACGGCTGGGGCTCAAGTGGCTGTTCCGGCAGTTGCCGAAGTCGGTTCAGGCGAGCATGCAGCGCAAGGTGGCCGACATTCTGCTGGCCGGCGCGGGCGAGGCGACGCAGGAAATCACCGAGGGCGTAGCCCAGGATGCCGTCACGAAGGCGCTGGTGGACTCCGAATACGAGATGTTCCGCGGACTGGACCGTGAGGCGCTGGCGGCGGGCGGCGTCGGCCTGATCGTGCGCTCGATGCTGCACGTCGGCCGGGGCCGCATGGATTCCGAGCAGGCCAAGAACGAGCGCGGGGAGATTGCCGAAGTCGGCCGGCTGGTGGACGGGATGGGTCTGCGCGAGTCGGATCCGGGCCGGCTCAAGGCGGCGCTGGCCAGGCTCAAGACGGCCGGCTGGAACGATGTCTGGGTGCCCGTGACCGAGTGGCAGACCCTGTTCCAGACCGCGCAGGAATCGGACGCGGCGCGACTGGCGGCCGGCGTGACGGATTCGGACTACGCCGCGGCGCTGCTGTCGGGCGGCAAGCTGCGCGTCCCGACCGAGGGGTTCTATACGGGCCTGACGCCCGAGCAGCGCAAGCCGCTGTACGAGCATGGGCGCCGGACGCCGGACGGTATGACCCCGGCCGAGGCGGACGGGTACGACCCCGAGGTGGCGCTAGCCGAGATGATGGCCGAGATGGGCGTTGAAGGCCGGCCGGCGGGCGACCCGTCGAACGCGGTGTACGACGATTTCCGGCTGCAGCTTGAGCGCGCCGGGGCGTCGCCGGACGTGGCGGCGGCCCAGGCCGAGCAGTTGGCCGCGTTCGTGCGGACGGCCCAGGCGCGTTCCGGCGTGGCGATTGACACGGCCCGGCTGGCGGTGGTGGCCGAACTGGACCCGCGGCTGCAGGCCGTGCTGCGTGGCCCGCGCGCCGAGCCGGCGCTGGATGCGCTGATCGCGGGCGCGCGGTCGGGCCGGGTGTTCAATGAGCGCGAAGTTCAGGGCATGCGGCTGGTGTCGCTGCTCGTGAAGATGGGCGGCATCAACCCCGAGGCGGCCGGTGCCGGCGACTTGAAGGCGATGGACGCGCAGAAGCTGCGGCCGGGCCTGCTGAACCTGGCGGGCATGACGCTGGACGATGCGCTGCAGGCTGCGCGCGACGAGGGCTACATCACGTCCCCGTTGTCGAACGAGGGCGAGGTGTACGACGGCGACGCGCCCGACATCAATTCGCTGCTGGAAATGATTTCGGGCGATCTGTCTGGGGTCGGCCCGGTGTACGCGCCCGAGTCGCTGAACATGGACCGGGCCGCTTTTAACGAAGGCGTGGCGGCGCTGCGCGACGAGTTGATGGCGAAAGGAATCACGCCCGAGCGGCTGGCCGAGATGTCGGACGCCGAGGTGCGGGCGGCGCTGGGGTTTGGTGGCGAGGTGGAGGGCGATGTGTTGGAGCAGGGCGGCGACCTACGCGATCTGATCGCCACGCACAACCTGTCTGCCGAGAAGCTGATGCACGCGCTCCGCATGGGTGGGCTCGCCGTGCCTTCTCTGGCGATCACGAAAGGCGACTCCGCGATCACCGGGTTCGGCGACATCACGCTGATCGGCGACCGCGGTCTGATTGACCCGCGCGCTGGCGCCAAGGCGTTCGGCGCCGACATCTACTCGCCGCGCTACCCGGAGGTGTCGTTCAAGCTAGATAGTCAGGCAGCGAAGGATCTGCTTGCCATCTTGAAGCCGTACCGCGCAGCCGACGAGCGCGTGTATGTTGACACGAACAATGCCGCCGATTGGTTGCGAAGCGACGACGCTTTCCGCAAATACATGGAGGCCAGTGGAGAGGATGGCGGGCGCTACGCCGATCTTCGTGCCGGCGCCGAAAAACTGCTGCGCCAGGTCGGGGCGAAGGAGCAGATTTTCGACGGCTTCACGAATAGCGGGAATCGCCGATATAAGCCGCACAACCTCGAAACCGTCGTCAAGATTCTGAAAAAGGAACTGCGCGGCGGCGAGAACTTTAATTACGGAGTCGGGTCGCTGCGAGCAAAATACACGCCGCAATTCCGGTCCGTCGAGGCCATCAAGAAGGAGAAGAATCGGCTGGTATCGGCCGACGACTTCGCTGCAATCAAGAAAGAGATTGACGAGGAATTTTTCTCGCTTGTCGAAGAACTGCGCGCCTACGCGCCGCAGGCGCGCGACTATGGATTCGCAGACACGGTTATCAATGTAATGGAGGACGCGGCGAAAATTGGCGTACCGCGCGCGCTGGCTGACTACGGCATAAAGGAGGTTCCGGCCGAGTTGCAGCGCGATGTCGCCGCTTTCCTCGGCAAGATGCGCGACCTTCCGACGGAATACTTCGAGGTCAAGCAACTTAGGTCGGTAGGCGTCAATGAGTTTCGAGCAGCCGCGGTCCCGACCGGGACGCCGCAGGAAGTGATCGACGCGCTGAACAAGAGCGGACTGGATGTGGTCGAATACGAGCGCGGCGACGACGCGGCGCGGCGCGATGCCGTGCAGAAGGTGGCGCGCGAGCAGGATGTTCTTTTCCAGTCCCAGCAGCCGGCCGGCATCGACCTCACGCCCAGCCCCCGCACCCGCCGCATCACCTCCGGCCCGTCGTCGCTGACCTACTCGGTAGACGAGGCGGGCGCGAAAATCATCCTTGTCCGCACGACGAAAGAATCCCGAGGCCAGGGCGGCGCGCGTCAGGTCATGCAGGAATTCCTGCGGGCGACCGACGCGGCCGGCCTGCCCGTCACGCTGACCGTGGCCGAGCAGGATTCCACGACGGACGCGGGGCGGCTGGCTTCGTTTTATGAGTCGCTGGGGTTTGTGCGGGGGGAGGGGGATTCGATGGCGCGTGCTGTTGGGGCGCCGTCCGGTCCTGTGTCCGCCGGTGACCAGACGCAGACGGGGGAGTTTAAGGCGTGGAGCGAAGGCGCACCCGTTCTTGATGGCGAGCAGTTGGCCACTGAATACGAAGGTGGCCCGGCTGTCCTGACCTTGCTTCATGGAACGACCGCTGATTTCGATGCGTTTGACCGCGCCCGCGCCAACCCCGAGTCCGACATGGGCGCCGGGTTCTATTTCAGCAACAACCCTGCTGACGTGGCGCCCAACTACGCCGGTACCGGGCCGGACTTGATCAACAAGATCGAGCGCGAAGCCGAGCGCATAGCGGGCGAGGAAGATCTGGAATATGACGACCCGGACGTTCGCGCCCGCGCGCGTGCCAAGTTCGTCGCCAATGAAGGTTCCACGCTCAAGGTTTTCGTCAAGACCGAGAACCCGGCCATCGTCGGTGGCGACAACGAGACGCGCTTGACCTACGAGGAAAGCTACGACGAGGAAACCGACGAATACGGCGAGCCCGAGGGGACGCTGGTTGATTTCGTGGATGCGCTTCGCCGCGTGTCGGCTGATTTCAACGACGTGAACATCGAGGAATCAATTTCCGTTCTGTTCTCGGAAGGCATTGACGGCGACATCGGACTTGAATCCGTCATTGAAACCTTGCGCGGCTCGGAAGGGATGGCCTACACGACGGACAATGACGGCAACGTGGCGGTGAATGAACTGATCCGTTCCGCGTTGGAGATGGCAGGGTTTGACGCCATCATCGACTACACGGTGGACAAGAAGTTCGGGAGCCAGCGCGACGGCGGAAAGAAGATGGACGGCATGAACGCGAATACCGTTCACGTCATCGCGTTCAACCCCACGCAAATAAAATCCGCCACCGGCAACCGCGGCACGTTCGACCCGAACGACCCGTCCATTCTCAACCAGGACAAGCGCGGATCCCTAACCATCAACCGCTACCCCGGCGGCGCCCGCGCGTTCGTCATCAAGCTCGGCGAGAAAAGGGACTTCTCCACGTTCCTGCACGAGTCGGCGCATTTCTACCTGGAAATTCTGCGCGAGATCGACGCGGAACTGCGGGCGATTCCGCCGACGGGGCTGACCGAATCGCAGGCGCGAGTCATCGCCGACCACGACAAGCTGCTCGCCGAACTGGGCGTGCCGGACTTCGATTCGATTACCGTCAAGGAACACGAGGCGTTCGCCGAAACCTACGAGGCGTATCTGCGCGAGGGCAAGGCGCCGTCGGTCAGGCTGGCCCGTGCATTCCAGAAGTTCGGCACCTGGCTCAAGATGGTGTACCGCACCCTTCGTGGCCTGCCGAATCAGCAGTTGAACGACGAAACGCGCGGCATCCTTGACCGCATGCTGGCCACCGACGACGAGATCGACGCGGCACGTTCCGCCCAGTCGCTCGGCGCCCTGTTCGCCACGCCCGAGGCGGCTGGCATGACGCCGGACGAGTTCGCCCAGTATCAGGAGGCGCTGCGCGTCGCCCGCGATTCGGCCGTGACGGGCGAGGCCGCCGAGCAATACCGCTACGAGGTCGCGGAAACCAAGCGGTGGCGCACCGAGGAAATGGCGCGTATTCGCGCCGAGGTGGCCGTGGACGTGGACGCGTCGCCGGGCATGCGGGCCAAGTACCTGCTGCGCGCCGGCACGCTGCCGGACGGCTCGCCCCTGCCCGCCGGCCAGTCGCCGATCAAGCTCAACACGGCGGCCGTGACCGATAAGTACGGCAAGGAGTGGGTCAAGAAGAACCTGGCGTTTATGACGGCCGGCGACGGTGTGCACCCCGACCTGGCCGCCCCGGTCCTGGGCTTCAAGGACGGCGAGGCGCTGCTGCACGCGCTGGCCAACACCCCGAACCGGGCCGACGCCATCAAGGCCGAGGCCGAGCGCGTGTGGCGCGAACGGCACCCGGACCCCATGACCGACGGGGAACTGTCTGACCGCGTGCAGGCGCGTGTCCACAATGACGCGCAGGCCGAGGTGATGATCCGCGAGATTGCCGCCCTGAACGCGCGCGCCGGCCGTCCCGATGGCAAGCCGACCGTGCTGGCCGTGATGAAACAGGCCGCCGAACGCATCGCAGGCGCCCAGCGCGTGGGCTCGCTGAACCCCGGCCAGTACCGCACGACCGAGGCCAAGGCCGGCCGGGACGCTCTCAAGGCCGCCGCCGCCGGGAAGTGGGACGAGGCCGTGTCCGCCCGCCGCCGGCAACTGTTCGCCGGCCTGATGTACCGCGCCACGCTGGACGCCAAGGAGCGCGCCGAGGCCGTGCGCGACAAGATGGTGAAGCTGGCCAAGAAGCCCGCCCAGGAGCGATTCGCGCGTGCCGGCTGGGAATCCTACCTTGAGCGCGTGAACGACATCCTGCACGCCTACGACGTGCGCCGGCTGTCGGAAAAGGAACTGGGCCGCCGCCGGTCGATGCGCGCCTGGATCGAGGCCCAGCAGGAAGCCGGCGACGTGACGGCGATCAGCGAGGAACTGCTGGCCCGCGTCGAGGCCCAGTCCACGACCAACTGGCGCAACGCCACGGTGGACGAACTGGACGGCGTGGGCGACGCGCTGACGAACATCGAGCATCTGGCCCGGCTGAAAAACAAGCTGCTGGCCGGCCGGCGCCAGGCGGAAAAGGACGATGCGATCGAGGAACTGCTGGCACGGGCGAATGATTCGCTGGCCGATACGGTCGTGCGGCCGGTATCGCGGGCCGACCTGACGCTGCCCCAGCGTGCCGTGCGCCAGGTCGAGGCCAAGCGCGACGAAGTGACCCGCCCGGAAAACTTCATTGAGGCGCTGGATGGCGGCGAGTCCGGGCCGTGGCACGACTTCATCTGGTCGGCGATGGAGTCGGCCGAGGCCAAGATGGCGGCACTGCGCCGGGACATCGGGTCCAAGCTCAAGGCGCTGCGAACGGAGATGCCGACCAGCATCGTGTCCCTGCTTGGCGAGCCCGTGACCGTGTTCGGCATCCCGACCACGCGGGCCAGCCTGATCGGCGCCGTGCTGAATACCGGGAACGCCGGCAACCTGCAGCGGCTGCGGGACGGCGGTATCGCGTTCAACGACCAGAAGTTGCGCCTGACCGACGCCCAAGTGGCCGAGCTGCGCGGCATGCTGACGGCCGCCGAGCTGCGCTATGTGCAAGGGCTCTGGACCTCGGTGAACTCGCTCTGGGGCGACGTGGTGGCGCTGCAGCGGGCCATGTCGGGCCTGCCGCCGGAAAAGGTCG